ACGACCGTCTCGACTGTTGTTTCGTTGAGCAACCGAATTGCCCTACCCTCTTGTCCATCATAATATATCGGGAACTTGAAGTCGATCTCATCTATGATGCGCTCGTTTGTCTTTTTGTCCGGATATATTGTTATGCTTTCTATGAAGTTCTGGTAGAACTCCTTCTTTTCAAGGTCTGACATTTTGAAGTAGATATCATCAAAATTCTCTAAGACCTTGTAAAGCTCCTGTGCTGTCAGATGTTCTCCATAAGCAGCATTAATCTTCGCTGTCACATCTTGGATTGCATCCTCTATCTCACTGATCTTGTCATACAGGTTATCCAGTCTGTCCTGCATGTCCTGATACTTTCGATCGTAGTGTCTGTCGTTTACATCCAGGGCATCCAGCATATCTGTCAGTTTCTTCTTCGCTCCGGATAATTGTCGAAGCTGTCCTCGTAGCTTTTCTCTTTCTCCTTCCAACTCACTGACATCAACCTTTTCACCCAACTTGTCTTTGATATATCCCATGAAGCTTTCGTCATTGATCATATCCGTTATCACGGCTTCGACCTGATGGTTGAGTTCATCCTGATTCAACGAAGGCTTATAGTCACAGAATTTATCGTCATCAATCTTCTTTCTATGAAGACATCGATAATAGAAATCATCTTTGTATTCGCCGCTCTTCTTATTCTTTCGCCTTCGGACGGTTCCCGCAAGCCCCGTCCCACAGATCGGACATTTGATAATACCCGAAAGAATATGTTCGTGGTCAAGGCTATGTGTCTTATTCCACTTTACGCCCATTTCCTTTCGCTTCGCCTGAGCAGCTTCCCATAGTTCATCGCTGATAATAGCATCGTGTTTTCCATCAGCAATCAGAGGATTATCAACCTTGACCCGGTGATACTGATCTCTGGTGCCCTTGACTTTCTCCGTAGTGCTCTTGCCATAAGCGATCTTTCCAACATAAACCGGATTATCAATAACGCGTGCCAGGAAAGTTCTGGTGAAATAATTAATTTCCTGAGCTCGTGTTTTCGGTTTGGTATAGCCGTGCTGATTCAGATAATTACAGATGGAATCCAGCCCCATATCCTCTTGAACATACTTATCGAAAATTATACGAACGACTTCAGCATCTTTCGGCTCGACAATGATGGTATCATTCTCTTTATCAAGTTTGTATCCGAAGGGAGCTTGCCCCCCATTCCATTTGCCTTCACGGGCTTTCTGCTTACGTCCTTCCATAGTCTGCACAAGAATGTTCTCACGTTCGATTTCTGCCACCGCGGAAAGAACCGTTATCGTCAGTTTACCCGAATCCTTGGATGAGTCAATACCATCCTCAACGCAGATAAGGTTCACACCAAAATCCTGAATATACTGAAGAGAATTAAGAACATCCGCAGCATTACGGCCAAAACGTGATAGTTTGAATACCAGTATGTATTTAACCCCGTCACGGTCATTAGCCACATCCTGCAGCATCTGTGTAAACTCAGGTCTTCCGGTAATATTCTTTCCGGACTTACCTGCATCACAGTATTCCCTGACAATCTCCATGTGCTGGAAGTCGGCAAACTTTGTAAGTCTTTCCTTCTGGGCTTCCAAACTGTAGCCCTCCACTTGCATTGATGTGGAAACCCTCATATAAATATAACATTTGTCTTTTTTAGCCTTCATTTGCCACCACCTCACTATTTGGCACCATCTCAACAGAAGGATCCAGCATCTTGAAATGCTTCAAAGCATCTATGATTATCTGCTCTTTCGCCGCTGGGCAGGTCGGTACATGCTTTTCCGGATCGGCTGCCAAATTGTAATTTGCTCCCATATCGATTCCATATTTACGCTTTATCTGAGCAATATACAGAGATGAAACCTTTGTGGAATTCGTCTCAAATATATATTTCTTCAGCTCTGCATATGTTGCCTTTGCTTCCGCTTTTGTCAGCCCTTGCTTTGTGCAGTCCAGCGTAAAACAGATATTATCTTCAGTATCACCTTCAGGTGTCAGGCCATTCTCTCCATACTCGGTAGAGAATTTAAAGGATATGCTTTTAAGCATCTTTCCATCCTTACGTGTTTCCGGAAGAACTTCGATATGATCTATGAAGAGTCTGTACATATCACGACGTTCCTGGCAGCTCATGTGTTCATAAAGCTTTGTGAAATGCTTCAGCATCTTCTCTATATTCTCTGATGCCTTAAACCCCTGCCTCAGAGACTCCAGTTTTCGCATGATGGAACGAATCTTTCTTTCTATCTCTTCAATCCTATCATATCCTACATCTATATCGAGGAGGATCTGATTATACTTTTTTTCATAGTCATCCGCCAGAATATCCAGACTGTCCAGTTCCTCTCCAAGTTTACGATTCTGCAGTTCCTCTTTTCTCAGTTCTTTCCGCTTTTGCTTAAGATTCTCTTCCAACTGCTCTACAGTGGCCTGATTCTGCAGATTGGATGTAACCGCCGCTTTATATTCAGGTGTACTGGCAAGTCGTCCTATTGTTTCAAAAACTGAGCTATCAATCTTCTCCTGATTATACGTATGCCTGAAAGTACAAGTCATGCCATTGGATTTCCTGCTGTTATTACAGGCATAATAGTGTATAGTCTTGTAATTGCCGCCGTGGTTCTTGTTAATCTTTTTATTCTTGATATGGATCATTCCAGAACCACACATCGGGCATTTCACCAATCCTGACAGAAGACTGATGCGTTCCGGATCATCCAACTCATAATCTCTCTTTGACAGAAGCTTTCTTTTCTCCTGAACTTCATTCCATTCCTCTTCAGTCAATATGGTCTTGTGTACGCCCCTGGCAGTTACGGCATTCTTCGGATCCAGTTTTAGGATCTTGCCGTCGGGACCTTTCTTATTTGTCCTTCTTCCAAATATCAGCTTGCCGCAGTAGATGGGATTGTCCAGTACACTGACAATAAAGTCATATGTGAATGGTCTCTGGTCATCTCCACCGTCTTCCTTTTTCAAATAACCCTCATCATTCAGATACACCGCTACCGACGTAGCGCCCATATCTTCCTGCATATAGAGATCAAAGATCTTCCTAACGATCTTTGCTTCATATGGTTCTATTGTAAGCTCTCTATCTACGCTTCTGTACCCATAAGGCACTGCTCCACCAGACCATTTGCCGTCCCTGATCTTCTGTAATCTGCCGGCCATAAATTGATCTGTGATATTCTCACGTTCTATTTCAGCCACAGCCGATAGAATCGTTAGAGTGAGCCTGCCTCCCTGTGTAGAACTGTCAATGGCATCATCCACGCTTACAAGATCCACGCCATAATCCGTCAGTAGCTGCATCGATTTCAGCACATCCGCAGCGTTACGTCCAAATCTCGAAAGTTTGAACACAAGAACATAAGAGATGCTATCCTTCTGGCTGATGATATCGTCCATCATCCTCTGGAACTCTGGTCTGCCCTTAATACTCTTACCAGATCTACCTGCATCACAGTAATCACCAACAATCTCTAATTCTCTATACTCGGCATATTCATAAAGCCGCTCCTGTTGAGCCTCCAGGCTGAAACCTTCGGTCTGAGCAGCCGTGGATACTCGTGTGTAAATGTAACACTTTTTCCGATTTCTATTCTTTTTCATTTTCGGTTGCTCACCTCACAACAGTATATCTGTCTTGAATTACAATATAGCACGAATCTTGAAAAACTTCAATAAAAAAATCGCCGGTACACTCAATTTGTGACCGACGATTCTGAATTCTGTTTGGCGGCTGCCTGCCGTTCTTCCTCTTCAATCTCGGCCAGCACCTCTCTACCATATTTTTCTATCATCCGTGCAATGAAAGCAGCACACTTCTCCATATTCCGGCGGCTTACATCATCCAACTTAGCACGCCGCTCTTCATTTCTCTTTCTGATCTCTTCTTCTGTCATAGCCCGTGACACCTCCTGTATTTCGTAGAAGGTCTCCCTTCCCAGCTATGTAAGGACAATTATGATGAATTTGACCGGAGACAGAACAAAAAAATAACGGCCGGCAGAGAAATCAATCTCCACCGACCGTCATTCTTAAACTCTCTTCACAAAATCCAGACTTATCCATCCGATTCCACTCTTCAGCCTTCCCCAAGCGGAAGCGCCCTTCCCGGACTTTACTTCCACAATGGTATAAACTCCGACCGGACAGAACTTCACCCTTGCGTAATCCGTCCCCGGGCCCTTCCTGATATTCAGATCGGAGATACTGACCTTCACCAGAAACGATACCTTCTCAGCAGGTTCCGCCTCCTTCGGCTCATACACAACCTTACCGTCTGAATCAAACACTTTGTATCCCGGATTCTGATCCGCGCACTTCTTTGCATTATCCAGAATCTTATAAGCACCCTTCTGGCTCTTGCTGTCAGCCCAGTTCTTGCGGACGCGATACCACTTTATGGTTTCCTTGCCTCCGGAACCGGAACCGCTGCCGGAACCTGAATCCGATCCATGCAGAGCCTTCGTCACATTCTCAGCTAGATCACCCATCCTGGCATACATCCAGTTTCCCGGACAGCTTTTATTCGCAAACCACCTGTGAACAGTCAGGATCATCTCACCGCTCTTTGGAGAATAATTCAACGTCTTATTCTTATCTCCGAACCAGATCAGCTTGTTCTTGCCATTTCTCTTACAGATATCAATGCAAAGCTCGATCAGTCTCTGATAAACGATATCCCTGAAAGCATAAGGCTCCGTAGTATCGGATGCGCACTCGATCGTGATCGCCCTCTGGTCATTCGCCCCGGAAGAAGAACACCATGAACGGTTTTTCTCTTCCACATACATCCCGACACGTCCGTCCTTGTCGATGCCATAATTGCTGGATGCCTGTGTGCTGCTCTTATAAAACCAGTCGCCCAGACCTTCCGCCGTACACTGGCCGACCACACAATGAGGCGTGATCCTGTCAATCGCCATCGTCCTCTGCCCGGAATGGTTCGGACTCAGCTTCGTATAAACTACCATCGGACTATTCGTGTATCCCATTATTTCTCACCATCCTTTTTATCCTCTTCCTTCTCGCTGCGGTCATGCAGCTGTTCCAGCACCTTTCTGAGTTTCACAGGAATCGGTAATCCCAAATATGCAGCGTTCTCCACAAGCGACAGTCCTTCATTGCTCAGATAAAAGAAAATAATCGCTGTTCTCAGCACGCCCGCTTCACCAAAGATTTGTGTATCAAGCAGATGCCCGATACCTACCAAGGCAAAGATCAGCACCTTCCGGCAGATACCCTTGAACCCTACGGCAGACGAAAGTTTCTTATCCGCCACAGCGCACATGATCCCAGTGATATAGTCCAGCACCACAAAAGCCAGAAGCGCATACAAAAGCCCATCGCACCCTCCAAGGAAATAGCCAAGCCACCCGCCCACAGCCGCAAATATTGCCTGAATCACACTCCAAAATTCCTTCATCGCAAATCCCTCCATTTCGTTGCAAACTAAAAGGGACAGCCGCAGCCATCCCTTAAAAACAGATTATTCAGTTACCCGAAGCCTTACACCGTCTGCTCCGTCAGCGTATAAGTGATCTTCATCGTCTTATCCGCATTCTTCACCACCGCCTGGCTCAGATTGCAGATGGTAGCCAGATACGGAGTCAGGATCCATGTGTACCTGTACTGGTTCAGATAAGCGCCGCCCCAGGCAAAGACATATTCCTTGTACCGGAAGAACGGTGTGGAAACATTGCCGCAGCGCTCCCCGGCAAACGTAGCGATCACATTATCATTCACATCGATCTCAAAATCATAAGCCACGATAATGTCATTGATGATGGACATGCAGCAATCACAGCTTCCTGTCTCACCCAGGCACTTCATGGTTGATGTAAATCCCAGGCTGATTAGCGTCACATCCGTACTGTTTGAGATATTGATCTTATAAACGCCGGTCTTGTCATAAGACGGCACATACAGATATCCATTCCTTACTACAGCGCTTCTGTTCCCGGAAGGATAACTGGATCCTTCCTTGAAGCTTCCCATCGTCATCAGCATTGCATTGGAAAGCGTCCACTGGCCTTCCGTAAATGTATAATCGCTCTTCTTGATCTTGATCCAGAGAACCGTTGCGCTGCCGGAGGAATTGCCCTGATTGGCAAAGCCATACCAGTACCCATCACCACCATCCATAAAGATTCCATACGGTGTATAGCTTCCGTAGAAATGGAAGGTGCTACACTGGAGAACTGTCGTATCCTCTAAAGTCAGCGTGGAATCATCCAGCTTTTCATTCAGACCGATATCGAATACCGGAATCCTGTAACGTTTGATCGTCACAGTGTTGCTCGCATAGCAAAGCGCATACAGTTTCGCATTCTCAAAATCAACTGTCACACAGCGGAACAGGTCATTGATGAAGCCGTCCCCATCATCCAGGCTGACCTTCTTGATCTGAAGCAGAGTACTGTCCACAGCTACCTCAGATCCGTAGGCATTAGCACCGCCATGCTTGGAAGTAAGTCCAACTGCTGCGATTGTGCCGTTTCCCTGAGAAGGCGTAAACTCCCAGACAAACTTAAACCCATCCGACAACTTCATGCTCTCTGTCAGGTTCATGCTGCCCCTCTTCGTATTTGCCGTGGCATTGACATCATTACTGGCATAAGCCACCGGCAGATTCGTTGATGGCAGATACAGATTATCCGCCTGCTCCGTAATGGAACTTGGAAAAAGAAGGATGCCGCCGATCATATTCGGACAGATTGGAAGCAACTCCTGATTCCATGTCAAGGAATCATCATATTGTCCGCCGGCTTTATACATGACACCCATCGGATTTACTCCCAGAATGTCATTGACAGCATTGGTGACCATGTTGGTCTCCGATACCGTCTCAATCGTTCCTGTATTCTGGTCTTCCAGCTCAATAACCAGATTTCCTGTATATCTCTTCATCGCAACCTCCTTAAGTGTTACTTCCCGGCACATCCACCGGCATAGCGAATCCGCCCACGCTTGTTCTTCCTGACTTCACATCGGAATAGAACCGCTTCACAGTCTCTTTGATCTCCCAGACATCGCTCTCAGTAAATGCCTTCACCTGAAGCCTGTCAGTCTGAGAACCGTTGCCAATTCTGAACAGATCCACATACTCTTCAATATCTATCCTGCCATCCCATGCTGCCGATGCACCCATACTCTGACCGGAAATAGAAGCGATGCACATCCCGGTATCCACCGCAGCCGTGCCGCCCACGCAGCGCATATAGACGTTGAAGATATTCGTATAATTCGGCACCACATCCTCAATCGGATAATACAGAAGGATCGTGTGCCTTCCGCTGTGCCAGTTCTCCTGTGGATAATGCACCGGGATCATCTGGTTATTGAACTCAAAGGAAAAGATCACATCTGCATGACCATCCTCCTGCCAGCTCATCGGAAGAGATATCGTAATGGTCTGCTCTTCTGTATTGCCAATCACCACCGGTTCTTCTTCAGGATCATCCGGATCTACCGGCAGATCATCAACTGGTACAGACGGAATCACCACATCCCCGGAAACTGTAACAGACCTTGTCACCGGCTGAGCCGTCACATCCACGATCACCTGCCCGAAAAACTGTGCATGGTTCGCTTCCGTCGTGGCAAACTCGATGGAAATGATCTTCGTATCCACGTCCGCCACCGTGAATGCCGATGCATTGGTGAAGGTATGGATTCCGATCTTCCCTGCCTCGATCTGAGCCAGAAGCCCGGAGATATTTTTGTCATTCTTACTCTTCGCCTGGGACAGCTTAGGATTCTTTCCGACACACTTGATACTCTGCCTGCCGCCGATCTTGATGCTGTTCGATGTAATGCAGGCATACTTCGTAGCATCCGCCTGTCCTCCGTTAAATGAAAGGATGTCTCCCACATCCAATGCCGGATTTCCAATGGTATCCGAATCAAACGGAACATAATTCACGACAGCCAGATCATTCAGGATATTTGTGCAGAGCTGCCGCCTGGTCTCTTCCAGCCCAAACTGCAGAAGCGGATTCACGCCCAGGTTCATCGTCAGCCCGTCATCCGGATCCAGCGCATAATACTCCGCAATCTGTGTCCGCAGGTTCGTTGAAGAAACCGCCGTATATCTCGTGATAAAGTCCGAAAAGCTGGAAGTAAACCTGTGCTTTCTCTCCACCGTCAGCACCGGCGTGTTCCCATACTTCCGAAGTTCCAACTCTCCGGCTCTGTTAATCACGAAAAAACCACCAAGCACCTGCCCCACGTAGAACAGCACATCGCGGTATGTTTCAATATCATTATCAGAATAGATAGACAGGTTCTCCGTCCCGTTCGGCATAGCCTCAATCGTTGCTCTGTCCTGAGCAAGTGTTACCTCACAGGCCGTGCTGCAGAGCACCATGAAGTCATAAGCGTTACCAATAGATTCCAGAGAAGTAAACGCCTTCTCGAACCGAACCATATAGTCATACGCCTTGATCTCCAGGCACTTCGCTTTCCGGTTCGCCTCCGACACCTCGAAGATTCCCATTGGGATCCTCTCATAGGAACCGCCAGCCACCTGCAAATGATAGAACAGTTCCACCTTCGCATCTTCCAGCGTGTACCGGTTGATCTCAGAGAAAAGAGAAATCCCCATCTCCGCAGCATACACCGTTCCCAGTTCGATCTCTGTGGAACCGCAGCACTGGCTGGTAATATACCCGCTGCCCTTGACCATATCATCCTGATCAAACTCATAAACCGTCCCGGCAGTCGTTGTGATCCTGCCGGTCCAGTAATATTTTCTTGTATTTGCCTTCACCGCTTCAAGGAAGGCATTGCTCACTGGATACATAGCCGCCCTCCTTAAAACTCTTTCAGCGTGAAGGAGACCTCCCACAAGCTCCCATAGCTTGTATCGCTGACCAGCTTCACCTGATACCCGTCAATGTACATCTGTGTGTTTACGATGTTCATAGACTCCATGTCCAGGTATCCCACCGTGATACTCGCCAGCTTCTTATAAGCCGAAAACTTATTCAGCCACTTCTTCGACACCCGGAAGGTCACGCCGATCTGAACCACACCTTCACGGACAACATCCCTCTGTGTGGTTCCTGCTTCCGTCACGCCGCCGCTGTCTGCCTCCACATCCGATAAACTCACAGAATAAGAGGCAGGCATCGGAATATTCTCATTGTTAAAAACAAGATACTGCAAATGAGCCATCTTACCTGCCTCCACTTCTTAAATTCATTCTCTGCTGAGCCGTAACCACGATCTCATCGATCATGTCACCACCGATATAAACCGGGATCACGATATCCCCCGCAGCACCGCCACCGGCCAGAGCCGTATTGAGTGCCGTATTGATACCGGAGATCAGATCGCCGCTTGACGCAGTGGATCCGGAATAACCACCCTGCGCTGCCATCACTCTCGGAGTAATGGTCAGATCAGAGGTCACGTCATTCATGGCGTTCTCGATCATGCCACGGCTCTTCTCAATGCCCTTTGCCAGTCCACCGATAAAGTCCGGCATCCAGCTTTCATAGTCCGTAAGAGGACCTTCATCCGGCACGGAGAAGTGCAGGAAGCTCCGGATCTTATCCGCAACCGAAGAAACAGCCTCACCGACTTTTCCGATCATGGACTTAATTCCGTTCACAATACCGCCGATGAAATCAGCGCCCCACTGAAACGCCTGTGATGCCAGGTTCTTCACGAAATTGATTGCCTTATCAAATCCGCCCTTCACCGCACCATAGATATTTCCGCAGATATTCTTGATACCGTTCAGCATGGCATTGAACGCATTCGTCACGCCGGTCTTGATCGCGTTCGCCGCATTGGATACGGCAGACTTGATATTGTTCCAAGCTGTCGTGACTGCATTTTTGATTGCGTTCACGATAGTCGTGATCGTATTCTTAATACCATTCCAGACCGTAGTAACCGCCGTCTTAATGGCATTCAGCACTGTAGTGATCGCTGTCTTGATGCCATTCCACGCCGTGCTCAGGAAGGTGGAGATCGCATTTACCACAGTCGTGATAATCGACTTGATTCCATTCCAGACTGTTGTGAAGAATGTCTTGATCGCATTGAACACCGTAGTAACGGTATTCTTAATCGCATTCCAGGCCGTTGTCAGGAACGTGCTGATCGCGTTCACCACCGTCGTGAAGATATTCTTAATTCCTTCCCACAAACCGGAGAAGAAATCCTTTATAGTATTCCAGACTGTTGTTGCCGTGGTCTTGATTGCTTCCCATGCCGCCTGGAAGAACGCCTTTAACGCCTCCCATACGGCAATAGCAATCTCCTTAATGCTCTCCCACAAGTCGATCCAAAACTGCCTGAACTCTTCGCAGTTATTCCATAGATAAATAAACGCTGCCACCAGAGCCACAATCGCCGCTATGATCAGCACATACGGATTTGCCGCACATACAGCATTGAAGGCAGCAAAGACTCCCTTCGCTGCATTGATCACGCCTGCCAGCTTCGGCACCAGAGTCATAATGGTACCGACCGCAGAGATTACCTTTCCGACTATGATCAGCACCGGACCGATTGCAGCCGCCACCAGGGCAATCGTCACGATCACCTTCCTGGTACCCTCATCCATCGAATTGAGCCAGTCCACAAACTTCTGGATCCATCCGACAATGGTCCGAATCGCAGGCATCAGCAGCTCACCAAAAGA